GTATTAGAGGAATAGTTTCTGTCGGTTTAAATAAACTAATACATATTCCTGAAGTTAGAAAAACTATACCTGATGAAGATATAGTTAATGAGTGGAATAAAATAAAAGATTACATAACCCTGTACGACCACTGGGGTAGTCATTCCACAGATGATTTATTAAATAAAATTCGTTACATGGTAAAAGGTTTAGACTGCAAAGTTATATTCCTAGACCATATCTCTATTGTTATTTCAGGATTAGCTGAAGGAGATGAAAGAAGATTAATAGATAATACAATGACACAACTAAGACAATTAGTTGAAGAACTAAATTGTGCAATGTTTGTTGTATCACATCTTAAAAGACCTGAAGGTAAATTTGGACATGAAGAAGGTACACAAACTTCTTTATCACATTTGAGAGGTTCACATTCTTTAGCTCAATTATCAGATGCAGTATTAGGTTTTGAAAGAAACCAACAGTCTGCTGATGAAGGCAATGTAATGGTATGTCGTGTACTTAAAAATAGATTTAGTGGAGATACAGGAATTGCATCAACATTAATTTATAACAAAGATACAGGTCGTTTGTCAGAAGGAGATTTTGATGAATGAAAAAATATTAACTAAATTTATTCTAGCTTTCTTAATTGATAAGCCAGATTATTTACAATTATCACAACACCAACAACAATTAGTTTTTGAAACATCAAAGACAATTATGGTGGCAATTTATAATGCGATTAAATACGACAATGTTTATCCAGTTATAATGTGTGGGGACACTGAAGCTAAAAAATTAATATCAAAAGCTATTCAAAGTGTTTCACACATCTTACCAAGCACAGAGAAAATTACAGTAACACAAATTCACTAATGAAACTTAAAATGAAACTAATACTAGATATTGAAACCAATGGTTTCTTGGACAGCTTAGACAAAATTCATTGTATGGTCTTTAGAGATGTAGATACTCAAAAAGTATATTCCTATAATCCTGACCAAATCAATGAGGGTCTAGAGTTACTAAAGAAAGCAGATATGATTATAGGTCATTCTATAATGGGGTTTGATTTACCTGCTATAGAAAAGGTAACAGGCTATAAATACAAAGGAGAAGTATTAGATACTTTACTTTGTTCTAGGCTTATTTGGTCAAACATGACTGAAGTAGATTACACAAAGAAGAACCTTCCACCAAAACTTATAGGTAAACATTCAATCGAAAGTTGGGGTTATAGATTAGGTTTACGAAAAGGGGACTTTGCAGAAACAGCTACATTTGATGTGTGGACTAAGGATATGCAGGATTACTGTGAAAGAGATGTAGAAGTTACTTACCTTTTATACAAGTTAATTGAGAAACAGAACTATTCTAAACAAGCTATTAAATTAGAACACGACTTTGCACATTGGATTATTAAGCAAGAACAAGGTGGTGTTGATTTTGATGAGACGACTGCTCAGTCGCTTTTCTTATCCTTACAGAAACAAAGACTGGAGATTGAACAAAAACTTTCTGCAGTCTTTGGAAGTTGGAGAAAATCTACAGGATTTAAAACTTACAAAAGAGATAATAAGAAAAGAGGAATAAAAGCAGGAGTACCAGTTGAACAATTTAAAACTGAAATATTTAATCCTAATTCAAGAGACCATATAGCAGACAGATTAAAAACATTAGGTTGGAAACCACAATCATTTACAGCAACAGGTAAGCCTGAAGTTAATGAGAAGGTTTTAAAATCACTACCTTATGAAGAAGCAAAATTAATATCAAGACATCTACTAATTCAAAAGAGACTTGGACAGCTAAGTGATGGCGAACAGGCATATTTAAAATTAAACAATAAAGGAAAAATTCATGGAAAAATTATCACAAATGGAGCAGTTACAGGTCGCTGTACGCACTTTAATCCAAACTTGGCACAAGTTGTATCGAAAGGTTCGGAGTATGGTACTGAGATGCGTAGCCTTTTTGTTGCTCCTACCAATATGGTTATGCTCGGTATCGATTTTTCTGGTCTTGAGCTTCGTGTACTTTCTTCTTACTTGTATAATTACGATAGTGGAGATTTTGCGAACACACTTCTTAAAGATGATATACATACCAAAAATCAGCACATACTCGGATTGGCTAGTCGTGATAAAGCTAAAACTTTTATTTATGCCTACATTTATTCTGCAGGAAATGAACGCTTGTCAGAAATACTTGATGTCTCTGTTGAAGAAGCCAAAAGAATAAGAGACAAATTTGAAAAAGCTATACCTGCATTAAAGAATTTAAAAACTGCAGTCGCAGTTAAATATAGAAATCAAAAATGGATATATGGTTTAGATAAAAGAAAGTTAATGTGTAGAGCTGAATACAGTTCTTTAAATACATTAATCCAGTCAGCAGGTGCTTTATTAGTTAAAGCAGGAACAGTGATAGTTAATAATGATTTACAAGAAGCAGGTTTTGTTTGGGGTAAAGATTATAGAATGGTGTTGCATGTGCATGATGAAATGCAGTTTGTAGTTCATAAAGATAAAGTTGAAGAATTTAAAACAATAGCAAACCAATTATTTAATAAGACAAAAGAGTTCTTTGGTTTTAAGTGCGAGTTAGCAGGAGAGATTAAAGTCGGTTCAAATTGGAGTGAAACACACTAATAAGTTTGACCTTGACCTTGCGTTTGGTCAAAAACACGAACACATTTTACAGAAAGCAATAGAAGGCAAGATAGAATGTAAAGCAGATAGGCTAGTTGTTAAGTATGGCAATGTATTTGTTGAAATAGAAAGCAGGGGAAAACCATCAGGAATAATGGTTAGTACAGCTAAGTTCTATGCAATCTGTCTAGTTGTTGCAAAGCGTAAAGACAATATCTGGGTTTTGATACCCACAAAAATTCTAAAAAAATTAATGAAGGATTACCCCATTAAAAATGGTGGGGACAACTATTCATCTAAAGGACACATCATACCAAAAGGAGACTTACTTAATTTAATAATATGAAGAAGCTACTTAAAACTAAAATCAAATTACCTGATATTGATGAAAATGATTTTCCTTACAAATTTTATAAATGTTGGTGGTCAGACATAATTAGCGACAGCAGTTGGTCGCCATTACAACATATAAAAAAATCAAAAACAGCAGTCTGCATAACAATGGGTTGGTTAATCCATTCGTCTAAAGACAAGTTTGTTTTTGTTGGCGACATCAACTTCAATGAAGATGGTTCAGTCAATGAGGGTGGTAACTCAACAGTAATACCAAAATCAAACATACTTAAACTAAAGGAGATAAAGCTATGACAGAGTTAAATGAAGAACACTTTGAATTGCATAGTGCAAACAAAGCACGACAACATGAAAAGAAGAAAATGAAAAATATGAATGACTTCTATGCTAACACAAATAAAAAGATGTTGGTTGATGGAGACCTACTAGTCTACAAGATTACTTCCTCTTTGGAAGAAGCTATTGACTGGGGAGATGATGTTTGGACTTTAAGTTCAGACCTTAAAAAAGGTAAACAATTATTTACACAAGCGATTGCTTATTATTGGGATTTAACAAAATCTAATTCTGCAATTATTTGTTTTTCTGACCAAGAAAATTTTAGAAAAAAAATTGACAGTGGTTACAAGTCTCACAGAAAGAAAATAAGAAAACCTGTTTCTTATGCACCAATGAGAAAGTGGATTGAAGAAACACATCATACTATTTGTTATCCAAATCTAGAAGCTGATGATGCTATAGGTTTATTAGCTACAGGAGAACACAAAGATAATTGTGTAATTATTTCTGGCGATAAAGATATGAGAACAATACCTGCATGGCAGTGTTGTATCATTGATGACCAAATAGAATATGTAGATGAACAAAAAGCAGATTATAATTTCTGTACTCAGGTACTAACTGGAGACCAAACTGATGGTTACAAAGGTTGTGTTGGAGTTGGAGCTATAAAAGCATCTAGAGTTCTTAATGAAAAGATAAACATAGCAGAATGTTGGGAAGCAGTACTTAGAGAATATTACAGAAATAAATATTCTATTGAAGATGTTTACCATCAAGCAAGACTTGCCAGAATTTTAAGAGAAGGCGAGTACAACTATAAAACAAACAAAGTAAAATTATGGGATTATGAATATGAACACTACAGACATTTTAGAGAAAACCAAAAAGCTAGTTAGTAAAGACAGAGCTGAAAAACATGGGGACAAGATAGAGAACCATGAGAATATTGCTAGATTGTGGAGTTCATATCTTCAGAATAAAACTAAATTAAACATAATTTTATTACCTGAAGATGTGGCAAACCTAATGTCCCTGCTAAAGATAGCCAGAACACAGGCAGGAAACTTTAATCTAGACGATTATATTGATGCCTGTGGTTACTTAGCAATATCTGGCGAGA